GTCGGCCAGCTGCTGGAGCGTCGCCGCGTGCTGGGCGTTCTCGGTAGCGCGGGCCCGGGCCTCGGCCTGGTACTCGCCGCGCCAGTGCGAACCGCCCCAGCGGTAGCCGAATGCCAGCACCAGCAGGGCCAGCAGCAAGCCGGCCGCCCAACGGGTCAGGTCTGCATAGGGGCGCAGGGGATCGAGGGACAGACTCATGCCGTCACCGAATGCAGCCACGGCGCGATCCAGCCCCAAACCTTCGGGGCCAGCCACAGCAGCAGGGCGCCGACGCCCATGAAGAAGCCAGCCGCAATCACGGCGCAGCCCAGAAGCTCGTCATCTCGTGCATAGAACATCGTCATCCCTCCTGTTCGGCCACGCACTTGGCATGGCGCTCCTGCTGGCGCTCCCACGAGCCCCAGCACCGTTTGTTCGGCTTGCCATCCACCAGCGTCGAGCAGTCGTAGCCGGCGGCGTACTTGAACCGCAGCAGCGCATCGCAGGCGGCCCGGTAGTGGACACGCTGGGCGCCGGGTGTCGGCGCGGTGACCGTTGCGAGCAGGTTCCGGCGCATGCCGGACCCACGCCAGTTGCCGATCCCGTACTGCCCCGTGAAGTCCAGGTACACGTCGAACTCGCCCTGCGTCATCCGCACGCCAGGCAGCGAATCCCTGAACCGCTCGGCCTCCTCACCGTGGAGGTTCCACGCCAGCTCCTCGGCGCGCCTGCGGGTGATCGGCGGGTCCGTCAGCCTCACCGGCCGACCGTCCTCGTAGCGCGTCGAACCGAAGCCGATGGTCGGCACGTCGCCCTTGGTCGGAATGTGAGGCCGCGGGGTGAAGTTCTCCTTCACCTGCCAACCCATGAAGCCGGCCGCGCTCAACATCAGGCCGGCAACGGCGACGCGGACCGGGCCTTTCGGCTCACCGGCCATCGCGGTCCTTCCTCCACTCCCGGTACCACTTCCACACCAGGTACATGCCCTGCAGCACGATGTAGCCCAGCGTGCCGGCGTACATCCATTCCTGGACGCCCCAGCCGGCCACGCTGGCGCCGGCTACGGCCACCATCGGCGCGGTCTTGAGTACGGCGCTGCCGGTGGTTCCGATGATTTCCTCGCGCATGGTTTGCGGTCTCGTGTGCATTCCGGTCTCCCGGCAACGGATGAAACGCCCGCCACACCACCGGCACGGAGAGGCCCGGTCGGTACGGCGCAGCAGGCGGGAAAGGTGCCCGTCACCGCAGCCCGGCAGGCTCTGCGAATGGGTCCGGTGAGAGTGGACGGGCGTAGAGGGTCCGATCACCACCGCTGGCTAGGCGGGTCCGGCCATGGCGGTAGCCGGTGCACTGCCGCTTAGGTAGCAGCGCGACGCCAGCCCCAATCGCCTCACGGCGAGCGGAGGGGTTTTCGGCGCGGTGGTGATCGGGTTGAAAAGAAGAAGCCCGGCTTGTGCCGGGCTTTCGTCGCGTGATGGTAGGAATGTAGGGCCAAAATCGCGCGGCTGTCACCCGCGCACTACGCGGCCGACTGCTGGAGCGCGTGGCAGAACCTGTTCGCTGCGCACTGCTCCGCCTCAAGCATCTGGGTCAGCAGCCAATCCACCACTTCGGCCCATCCCTCCCGGTACGTCGAATCGCCGACGCCGAGGGCGGTGGCGCGCTCGCGGTTGCTCAAGCGTTCGCCCTTCATGTAGCCGATTGCCACCGTAGCGATCTCCGGCATCCGCTCTTCCAAGCGCTCGGGCCACAGCCGGTCGCGGGCAATGGCCACCCGCGCCTTGAGGATCTCCAGGTGTCGCACCGTGCGCTCCTCCCGGTCGCGGTTGAACCGAGCCATGCATTCGGCAATGCCCCAGGTCGCGCGCGCATCCGCGTAGTCCTTCGACCGCCGGTTCCGCTCCTCCAGCGCCATGCGCGTGATGCCCTCCAGCACCCGCAGGATGTCGCCGCGGCTCGGGTCGGGACCGTGCAGCAGCTCCAGCAGGTCTCGGCCAATGCCAGCCGGCACCATGCCCAGCGCCCCGGCGATGTCGATATTGCTCAGTTCGACCACGCCACCGCCGGCCGCGCCGTCCAGCCTGGCAACGGTGGGGTTCAGCCGCGCCAGCAGCTCGCGCACGTTGTTCATGCCGCTCTCCTTTGTTCGATCACGTAGGTCTGTTGCTCGATCAGCTCGTCGTCCGAGCCGTAGGTCTCGTGGAACACGCGCGAGCCATCAAGCAGGCTCGGGCCGTAGATCGCCCGCATCCACGCGAAGGTGTTCCCCTCCAGCGGGTGGCGTCGGTGATGCCAGGCGCACAGCGCATACCCGAACATGTGCCCGCGGCGGACGTTGCCGCTCTTCGCGTGGTTGTAGTCGCAGCCGATCACCACCAGCTCTGGCGCCAGCAGGTCGGCGGTGACTAGCGCCAAGCACGCCATGCAGGGGCCCTCCTTCGCCGACACCATGCGCTCAGCCTCTGCCGCAGTGGGCGCGCCGGTCGAATGAGCCATTGCCATCAGGTACCGCCCTCACCGTCGAATCCAAGCTCCCGGGCAGCGCGCGCCATGGCCGCGGCCGCGGATTCGCGGTTCGACACCACCGGGGCCGTGGGCGGCACGTGCGGGAGAGCCGGCACAGCAGCCGGCAGCGCGCCGCCGGCCGAGACGTGGCGCAATGCCTGGTCGTATGCCGCGGAGATCATGCGCGCCTGCTGGTAGCCGTCAGCGGTGTTGAACGCGTGCAGGTCAATCATCGAACGCACCAGCACCGAGAACGGGCTGCGATCCTGGCCGGGCCGCATCTCCTGCTCCACCTGGGCCAAGGACGGCAGGCCCAGACACAGCGCGCGGAACTTCGCCGGGTTCGGTGGCCACTCCAGCCCTGCCCTCAGGCACGCAGCCATCCCATCGGCGACCTGCCGCGGGAGCAGCCCCTTCAACGCGACCAGCCACGTCTCACCGGCGATGGTCAGAGGGCCGTGCGGATGGGCCGGCGCCTTGCCGTTGTCCCGCCCCCACTTCCCGGGGAACATCGCATCCATGCGCTCCCACAGGGTCCACAGCGCCTCGATGGCGCGCGGGCTCGCATCAGCCGACGACGGAGAACTCTCCGTCGATGACGCTGCCGGCCGGCTCTGCTCGTCCACCTGGGCCTGCGCGGCCAGCGCGGTTACCACCGTGGCGGCGCTCGTACTCGGCCCGGAGCTGGGAGACTCCGGCGGCAGAACCTTGTGCAGCTGTTCCATGGGCATGGCCTCCTGATTTCGGGATTACGGGGAGCGACAGGCCGGCGGCCATTGCGTCGCGGAGCGATTGGTTCATGTCCCCGCCGGCGTCGGCGATGGACCGGAGCATGGGCAGGATCTGCATCCAGCCCTGCACCGACAGCGTTCGGTTGATGACCCGGCGATGGCGGACGAACTGCGCCATGACCTCGCGGTCGAGCCCGGCGGGGAGCTGGCCCAGCGGCGCCAGCTCCCGGTCGATGTCCGACTCGGCCAGCCGGCCCGTCACACACGCTCGCGGTGTGGGTTGCTCTTGGTTGCTTTTGGTTGCTTTTGGTTCGGGTGCAATAGCTGTTGCACCCTTAAGTGCCCCGTTTTGCACCCTTAACGACGCCGTTTTGCACCCTTTAGCCCCCGAATCTGCACCCTTACCGCCCTCGTTTAAGGGTGCAAAATTTGCACCCTTACGCTCAGCGCGGCTCGCGCGCCCTGCATTCAGGTCGCCTTTCTCGGCATCGCTTTTTAAGGGTGCAATTTCTGCACCCTTAATCCATTCGGGGTTGATGCGGTACTCGCGGGGGCGCCCGGCGTAGCCCTGCCCGGCCAGTCGTCCACCCGTCCCGGCATTCACCAGAACGAGCCACCCGGCCGCCTGCATGGCCCGGAGCTGGTACTGGACCGTGCGCTCGGACTGCCGCGTCTTGGCTGCCAGCAGCGCCACCGAGGGGAAGATGTGGGTGCCGTCGTCGTGGGCGTGATCGGCCAGGGCCAGCGCAAGGAGCATTTCGCCGCCGCCTGCGTGGTAGCGGTCGAACACCATGCCGGTCATTCGCGCGCTCACGTCAGTTGCCCTCCGCCTCTGCCAGCTTTGCGTAGCGCAGGTTCTTGTTGATCCGATCCTCGAGCGAGCGCACGCGGGCGCGCTTCACTGCGAGCATCTGCCCCGCTGGAACGCGGTCCTGCAGCAGATCGTTCAACTGTGCCTGCAACTCGGCTGCCGTCTTGCGCAGGTACTCCGACCGCTTGCCGACCCATTGCGCCGCCGGCTTCCCTGCAGCGCGCGCCCGACGATCAAGTTCGGCGCGCAACTGCTGATCCGAGTAGCGGGCAAGGCCCACCGCCCGCGGCTTTGGCTTCGCGTCATGACTCATCGCTGGTCTCCCAGCAGGGCCACGAACCGCCGCTCGACCGTCACCGCAGCGATGATCACGTCCTGACATGCGTTCACGATCTTCCGGGCATGCGGGCGGTCGCGCTCATCGATGACGCCATCCGAGATGGCCGGCGTCAGTGCGGTCACCAGCTGGCCGAAGTCCGCCATCAGGCTGCCGATACCGGCCGTGTCCGCATCGGGCGCGATGTGCGCCAGCCGGACCGGCAGCATGCCCCGCCGCGCGGCCAGGTCGCGTTCGCAGTCGCTGCGATACGGCTCCGGCAGGCTCAGCACCCAAGCGTCCTCAAGGTCAGCCGGCAGCGTCTTCACCGTGCCATCCATGTAGCGCCGCAGCGCCTGGCCGTTGGCCTTGAGCGCGTCGGCCAGGTCGTCGCCCTCCCCCAGCCGGAACGGCACGGCCTTCTTGTCCCGCATGTGCGGCGCCACCAGCGCGAAGTAGTTCTCCGCCACCTGCATGGCGAAGCTGTTGGCGTTCGTCGCGGTCTCGTTGAGCAGGCGGTGCGTGTAGGCGTAGATCACCTGCGAGCGCGGAGGCAGAAACTGCCTCCCCAGCTTCATGCCATCGGCAGCTGCGCCCGGCAGACTGCATCCCATGGACGGAATCGAATTCATGTCAGGCGGTCTCCACCGGCACGATGCGGTCGGCGTCGGGGTCTTCGGGCTCCTGCGGCGCTGGGGCGGCGGGTGCCTGGGCGCCGAGAAGGCGCAGCACTTCGGGCACGGCCGGCAGCGTGCGCTCTTCCTCCCAGCCTTCCACCTGCTCAGCAGGCAGCTGCAGCACCTTCGCCAGCTGCTTGTCGGTGGGCAGGCCCAGCCGGGCGCGCAGCGCGCGCTTGCTCATGCGAGCATCCAGGTCGACGGCGAGGTCAGACGGCTGGCTGGTGTCTTCGCCGAAGATGTCGGGGCGCAACTCGAGGCGCGAGACAGCTCCCCCGCTCTGCTCGTCCAGGCGGCGGGCGAGCGCACCGTCAAAGCGCTGCCCCTTGCTCAAGGCCTTGCGCAGGTAGCCGATAGTTGTTCCCGCTCGCTTGGCGTAGTCCGCCTGCTGCAAAACGGGCATAGAGCTGAGGTAGGTGCGGAGAGTGTCCATCGCGCAACGATACCTTTTGGTCACCCTTTGTCAATACCTTTTGGTCACTTACTGGAAGGTAACGGACACTGCGCTTATGGCTGCTGAAGACACACCACTCGTCGCCGCTAGGCGCGCCAGGCTCAGGTCCTGGATAAGAGACAGGTTCCAAGGCTCGCGGAAGGCGTTCTTGGAAGACGTGGCCGCGCGCGGGGGCTTCCTCGACCCTACGGAGGTTTCGAACCTGCAGACGGGTAGGAAATCATTCGGCGAGAAGAAGGCAGAACAAGTAGAGCTCGCCGCGGGCATGCCGAAGGACTACCTGGTCAGGCCTCTGTCGGAGGCGGAGAAGGATCTCTACCTCCCCGTCTCGGTCCACCCCTACGGCGTCGAGGAGCCGAAGGCTGTCTATGGTTCTGCGACGCCTGCCGGCTATGTTCGCTTCGACTTGTTCGAAGGAGCGGCAGGCATGGGGGCCGGGGTTGCAAACGCAGACTATCCGGAGGTGATCCGGACAGTGGATGTCGCCGAGTGGGAGATCCGCCGGAAGCTCGGGTTCCTACCTGCGCCTGGCCGAATGAAGCTCATAACGGGCCGCGGGCCGTCGATGCGACCCAAGATCGAGGACGGCGATGTGGTGATGATCGACACCTCATGCACCTACTTCGACGGCGACGACTACTACCTCATCAACGTTGACGGCGAAGCTCAGATCAAGATGCTCCAGAAGCGCGTCGACGGACTCTATGTGGTCAGCAGCAATCCGGACTTCAGAGAGTGGCGCATCAACCCTAGTGACCTGGTTGTATGCGGCAAGGCGCTGATTGGGCTGGGGCTACGACGACTGTAAACAGCATCGTAAAATTTGAACGTAGCACAAAAAAGCCCCGCTACTGCGGGGCTATTTGAGCAACTCTTTAAGTGAGGAAACTACGGCTGTTATCGCCTCCCATTGGGGGGATGACACACCACTTGTTTTCCCATCCTGCGACGATAGCTTAACGAGTGCGAGCAGCAAGGTCACTGGAACGGTAGCCGACACAACCAAAATAGAAATCAGCACCGCCACACCCCCAGCCCCTTTGGGAAGGTCGCTAATAAGCGCAGAAAACTCACCTACTGATACAGATACCCCGTGAGCAGCGGTCGCCAAAAAGACCAATCCCATCACCCACGGCAGCAGGCAAAGGAATACCACGGCGAACAAGCCGATGAGACCAAAGGCCAACCTCCGCATGATCCTCCGATCATGCTCAGCCCTTAGCTCAACCTCAGTATTTGCTAGCGTACCCGGGGAGAGACGGCCCGCGCTCTCGTCTCCGCTATCCACATCATCCTTGGATGTGGTTGGATTTGGCGGAACGAAAAAAGCATCATCAGTCTCGGGCTGGCTGCTCACAAGTATCCCAAGTTCTTCAGCCGATTGGTCATAGCAACTTCTGAAACATAGAACTGCTTGGCCATGTAAGCGACAGAATTTGTGGTGTTGTTTCGTGCAAAAAATTCAACCGTAGCCGCAGGCATAAGCAACTCAGCAGCAAACCGATTCGCTTGAACTTCTACGGGGTCGAAGTTGTACATGTTGAACTGAGCAACACCATCACGAGGGCGCTCCCCATGGTTCATGAAATGATGCCCAAGCTCATGCGCTACGGTAAACCGCTGGCGGACATAGGGCTCACTGGGATTGTAGTGAATCGTCCGTTGATTCGGCTTATACCAGCCACTGGCATCAAACGCAGGCACCAAGCTCAAGCCCGCCTGCCTGGCGATCTCGAAGGGATCAACAGGAAGCGTACGCCCACTCCAATACGTCGCCAGCACTTTGTTGGCGATTGATCTCTCTATGGTGGCTGTCGAGTACAACATGTCAGTCACTCCATGGGCGGGCGGGTAACACGAAGCCGCCCTCTTGGGGCGGCCTTGACGGTGTTCAGTCGCAGCCGCGTGATGCGTTCCGTGTCTATACGGGGCAATACGTGGCGTAACGTGTTGTTACGAATTGTAATGATCGCGCGCCCTTATCACAAGAACGGCATGCATTGCTACAGGGACCTGTTACGGCATGTTCATGGCCAGTTGCCATTCGTTCATCGCCACAGCCTGTACGCGTTCATAAATCCGTCCGAAGCAGTTACTTTTTGGTATTGACGCAACAGTTACCCTTCAGTAACTTTTGCCCGTCGCCCCAAGACCAGCCCATCCCGGGCCGGGGCACGGAGACCGCAAATGTCCGGCACCGCCGCGCTCCCGCAGCGCCGCCCCGCAGTCGCAGTGCTGCGCGAGGCCACCAGGTACCTCCCGAACACCGTCTATGTCGAGGCCAGCGAGGCCATTGACCGGCTCGAGCGCGTGCTTGAGGAAGCCACACGGCGCGCCGACGGCGCCGGCAACCTGCGCCCCCTGCGGGCGGCCATCTACAGCGCGCGGGGTGAGGCATGAGCGCCCCCGTAGATGTGATGGCTGTGCTGTCGCGCCGCGCCAATGAGCTGACCCAGAAGTACGGAGCGGACAACGACCTTGCGGCAGTACGCGCCGCCGTGGTCGAGCTGATCGAGGCCGTGGAGGCTACTCGCGCTACCCGCGGAGGGATCATGTCGCTCTGTGCTTCAGACGCCCGGGTCGTCCGCCTGTGGTCCGCCCTTGCCCGCGTGCGAGGTGAAGCATGATCCGCGCCCTCCTCGCCGCCGTGGTCATCGCCATGGCCGGCTGCGCCGCGCCCGTCCACCCTGAGCCTGTCTCGTCCCCCGTGCTGGCCGTGGACGGCGAAGTGGCCATTCCGGCCGACCTGATCGTTACCAGCCCGCGCATCTGCGCTGCGCTCGCGGTCTACGACCTGGCCCAGCACGACGACTGGGGCCTGCGCCCCCCCCCCGCCCCCCCCGCCTTGAACGGCTTCCGCGCTGCCGATCGCGTGCCGAA